CCTGCTGGGGCGGGGTGGTGCGGCGCCTAGACCCGGGGCTGGGGCTGGTGTGGCCTTCGCCCGTGGAGCGTTCCAGCCACGTTGCCGAGGCCGCTTGTGTTGCGGTTTGGGCGAGTAGGGGGTAGGCTTGACGTGGCAAGGGGGAGTCATGGGTGAGACTGCGGCAACCTGGGAACCGATCGACTCGATCAAGCCTTGGGCGAAGAACCCGCGCAAGAACGACGGTGAGCCGGTCGATCGCGTCGCCAAGAGCATCGAACGGTTTGGGTTCTCGGCGCCGATCGTCGTCCGCGCTCAGGACAACCGGATCATCGCCGGACACACGCGGTGGAAGGCGGCGCAGAAGCTCGGCATGACCCAGGTGCCGGTTCGGTTCATGCCGTTGGATGAGGATCAAGCCGCGGCGCTCGCGCTCGCAGACAATCGGCTGTCGGAGATCACGCCGTGGGATGACGATGGGCTGGCCGAGGTCCTGCGAGATCTGGAGGGCGCATCGTTCGACCTTGACGGGTTGGGGTGGACGGCGGAGGAGTTGGAGGGGCTGATGGGGCTGGAGGAGGACCGCCCCGAGCCTACCGACGACGTCCCCGACGTGCAGGACGAGGTCTTCAGCGTGCTGGGCGAGGTCTACGAGTTGGGGCCGCATCGGCTGTGGTGCGGCGACAACACCGACCCCGCCATCCGGGCTGCGGCGTGCGCTGGCGTCGGGGCGGTGGTGACGGACCCGCCGTACGGGATCGGCTACAACGCGAGCGGTGCTGGAGGAAACGGGTGGGTGAGTCGGGCGCCGACTGATTGGGACGCCTCACGTCCCCCGCCCGCCACATTCGCGTGGATGCTCTCGGTGTCGGAGGTGGTGGTGCTGTGGGGCGGGAACTACTTCACCGACCTGCTGCCGCCGTCGATGGGCTGGCTGGTGTGGGACAAGGGCCAGCGCGAGTTCTCGCTGGCGGACGTCGAACTGGCGTGGACCTCCCGGCAGAAGGCGGCAAGGGCCATCACCTACTCGCGCGGGGCTGCGGTCAAGGACGGCAAGGAGCACCCCACGCAGAAACCGATAGCGGTCATGACGTGGACGCTGGAGAAGACGTGTGACGGCGTGTCGGTCATCCTCGACCCCTTCGGCGGCAGCGGCACCACCCTCCTCGCCTGCGCGGCAACCGGTCGCGTCGCCCGTCTGATCGAACTGGACCCCAAGTACTGCGACGTCATCCGGCGCCGCTGGACGCGCTACGCTCGGGAGGCGGGGCTTGATCCCGGTCCCGGCGCTCTGGAGGGGTGATGGTAGGCCGCCCAACCGACTGCACGCCCACGACAACCGCCGCCGTCTGCGAGGCGCTGAAGTTGGGCCTGTCGATCCGCGCCGCGTGCGACAACGCCGGGATTAGCCAAGCGAGCTACCACGAATGGCGTTCACGCGCTGACGAGGGTGCGCCGTTCTCTGATTTTGCTGAGGAGACTACGCGAGCACGGAAGGCCGGCCGGATGTCGCTGGTGAAGACGGTTCGGCAGGCAGCGCAAAGCGACTGGCGCGCGGCAACGTGGATGCTCGAACGCATGGACCCGGACAACTTCAGCCGGCGGACGGAGGTCACTGGCAAGGAGGGCGGCCCGGTCGAGGTCCACAACGTAACGGCATTGATCGACGCCGAGCTAGCCGCCCGGACGCCGGACGCGCTGGGCATCCCGGCATCGGTGCTCGGTGCTGACGGCTAGTCCTGAGTTGGTCCGCGAACGTGTCGACGCCGAGCGGGCGCGGCGGTGCGTCGCGGCTGGCACGATGGCCACGGCATGGTGGCGCGACCCGAAACGCTACGAGGCGCACCGGTTCGCGCGGTCCATCTCGGCGGTATGCGACCAAATCGCCGACGACGCCCGCGCTCGCCGGACACGGTGGTACGGCCTCGAAGCGCCGCCGCGTCACGGCAAGTCGGAGCACGTCGGCCGCGTGTTGCCGTCGCGGCTCATGGCGCTCATGCCGGGCGCGTCGGTACTCTACGCCACGTCCACCGATGACCGAGCAGACGAGGTGTCGATGTCGGCGCGGGCATCGGTGGAGCGGCTGTCAGTGGCCTATCCTCATCTCGGACGCGGGGAGTCATGGCGCCGCACGGCATGGCAGACGGAGTCGGGCGGGTGGTGGATCGGCGTCGGCGCAGGCGGGGCTACCGGCGGCATCGGCGCAAACCTCATCGTCGTCGACGACGTCACGGGCAGCGCCGAGCGCCAGCGGTCCGACGCATGGAAGAGGCACGCCCGGCGGTGGCTGACCGAGGACGTGCTGTCGCGGTCGGAGGGCGGGCCGGTCATCGTCATGGAGACGCGGCGCGGGCTTGACGACATCTCCGGCTGGCTGGACGCGGAATACCCCGGACACCTCCAGCGGTTCATGTGGCGCTGCGTGTCCGAAGAAGGCGACCGCGACCCGTGCGGCCGTGCGCCCGGCGAATACCTCTGGCCCGAGCGGTACGGCGCAGACTGGCGCGCGGCATCCCCGCACCTCGCCGACGGGTCGCCGCTGTGGTCGAGTCTGTACCAACAGCGACCAACGCAGGAAGGCGGCGCCGTCATCCGCGAGGAATGGACCCGCCACCGCTACCCCGAGCGCCCGGAGGACGTTCGCCGGACGTGCTCCGCGGTCTACGTCGTCATCGACCCCGCCGCGAAGACCGCCGAACGCAACGACCCGAGCGCGATCGGCGTGCTCGGTGTGCGCGGTGGAGACGTCATCGTCTTGCACATCGAGGCCGAACGGCGCGACTACCCGGCGCTCCGTCAACGGGTGCGCGACCTGTCGACGGCGTGGAGGGCGTCGGGCGTGCTGGTCGAGGACACATCGGTAGGCCAAGCCCTAGTCCCCGACCTCCGCGCGATGGGGCTGGCATGTCACGCGGTCGGCGTCGCTGGACGTGGGGACAAGGTCGCTCGGATGCAGCCGCACCTCATCCGTTGGCAGTCGGGCCAAGTCCTGCTACCCGAGTCCGCGCCGTGGGTCGCCTCGTTCGTGGGCGAGGTCTGCGCGGTCCCGGACGCGGCGCACGACGATCAGTGGGACATGATGTCGGTTGGCCTGTCCTACCTTGCCGGTCTGTCCATGGCCGTGGTACGTCCATTCCGAGTCAGTGGGGTGTGAGATGGTGGCAGGACAGCCGGTCGACCGGACGCGGATCGTCAACAACCCGGCGACGACGCTGACGCAGGGTCGCGGGTGGCCGACGGACCCGAGCGCCATCAACGACGAACGACGGCGCCGGATGTCGTCCGCGCTCGGGCTCGCCTATGCCGAGGCGGAGATCAAGCGCCTCAACCTGTTCCGCGCGCTGGACGCGAGCGGCAACCTCATCGCGGAAACCCGGCGCGTGCTCCCGCTGATTCGATTCGTCGTCGGCACCGATGCCGCCGCCATCGCGACCAGTGGCCTATCGTGGTCGGTCGCTGAGGCGCGGCTACCTGACCGCGACCCGGACGTGGTCGAAGTCCTGGCGCAGCAAGCGTCTGACGTGTGGGACCGGTCCGCCGTTGACGACCATATCGCCACATGGGCGTGGAACCTCTGCGCGACCGGTGATTGGTATCTGGAGGTCGTGCGCGGTCCGGACGGGGCAACCATCGTCGCGCATTCGGCTACCCGTGTCCGGGTTGAGATGGACGCGCTTGGTCTGCGGATCGTCCGCGCCGTCATCGATCTGGACTACGAGGATCCGCCAGCGCCCGACCCGACCACGGGCGCGTACCTTGGCAACCCGACGCAGCACACCTACCGCCGGGTCCTGACTCCGGACGAGGTGCGGGCGTACCTTGACGGCGTGTTGGTCGAGAGCGAGTCCGGCCCCAACCCGCTCGGCGTGGTCCCGCTCGTCCGTCTCCGCTTCCGGCAAGTCGGCGAGTTCGAGCTGTCGTCGTGGGCAGGCGACGGCGCAGAGGACGCGGTCGCCATGATCGACTCCATGCTGACGCAGATCCAAGTCGTCGGCGGGAGAAACGCCAATCCTATGCTGGTCGCGCTCGGGGCTCAGATCGGAGAGGGTTCGGAACTGACTCAGGTCGGACGCACCGCAAGCCTCCCGAGCGGGGCTGACCTGAAGTGGCTGGAGGCGACGCTCCAGGGGATCCGCGAACTGGGAGGGTCGGCGGGCCAGCTCTACGACCAGATCACGCAGGCATACC